TCCATTATCCTTACCACCAGTTTTCATTCTGTTCTTCAATTCTCGTACTTGCTTATCGGATAATAGATTAACATAATCTTTTGCCTCTCTTGTACTTATCTGATAATATTGCTTTACAGTATCGATTTTCTTACTAATATATGGTTTTGACCACTGTGAAAATCTTTGTCTTTTCCTAAGAGTATTTAGGAAAAACATGTATTGAAGACGGTTGTCTACCCCATGTCTGACATTCATTTCGTTAGTAAGGAAGATAGAATCCTGATGATAGGATAACGATTTATTTAATAAGAATGGTTGATATGCTTTCTCTTCGACCTCATCAACCATGAGGTCTTTTTTGTCGTAAGAGACCGACTTTACAAAATCGAATGGATTTCTTTTAGCCAAGTTGTTTACCCGAGTCTGCAAGATTTCTAGTGACTTCCTGTACAAGGTCTTCACCAGTCAATCCTTTAACCAAAACAGTTCTTTTACCTGTCTTAAGGTTCTCTCGTTCAATACGGCCGTCCATATATTGTATATCCATGACACCGTCCTCGACATCTTTTACACTCTCTTTTGTTTCATACCACATAGAAGTTAACCTATGAGAATGAATCCACTTAGGTGTATCTTTATATTCTTCTGCTTTTAGAATTTGTTTTTGTAATTCTACTTTGTCTCTGTATTGTCCCATTTTTTACCTCTCTCAAAAAGTTTATTTGCTTGTCTTTGCATAGACTTTTCTATTTGTCTATCAAACCAAACACGAAACCATTGTCTTAGTTTACCCATTCTTGAATTTACACTCTGACATAATTTCAGTTAGACATGCAACAAAGTTGATTTCACTATCCATTGCAAATGCAGACTTGTATTGATAATCTGCAATGAACAATACTGCAGCTGGAATGGAAGTTGGTTCCAATCTTTGTTCCAATGCATTAAAGAGTTTACGATACAATGAGTTGAAATCATTATCTGAATTCTTACCAACCCATTTTCTCATACCACTCCAGTTCTTTTCAGCCAACATATCAATAAGAGGTGTAAGTTTCTCTTCTGATAGAGTCGTTAGAAGACCACGATCCATCTAACCACGAACACCGTATCTTTGAACTTCATTGATACACCTTCTGAAATCGGGGAAGAACTTGATTACAAGTTCAACTAAAACCTTTTGGTCAAATTTAATTCCTTCTGTAGTACATATCTCCATGAGTCTTGCAAGAAACACTGACGCCAGTCTTTGTTTCTCATCGGGTGTCATGGTAAAATCAATCACCGTTGTTCTTGAATGCAAAGGTGGAATGATTCTATTCTTGTAATTACAAGTGAATATGAATCTACAGTTAGAAGAGAACTCTTCTATAAAATTTCTTAGAGCTGGTTGAACTGAATCTGCAGAAATATAATCTGCCTCGTCTAGTATAACAACCTTTGGTGAATCGGATAATGAAACAGTTGAAGCAAAGTTTTTGATTTTAGTTCTGAGAGTGTCTATGAGTCTCCCTTCATCAGAACCATTGATAACAATAAAGTCTGCACCCAGTTCATTACAGAGTGCCTTTGCAACAGTAGTTTTACCGATACCAGCAGAACCACATAACATGAGATTAGGAATCTCACCTTGTTTCACAAAGTCTTGAAATGTTTTCTTTAATGAAGCAGGAAGTATAGTATCCTCAATATTCTGAGGTCTATACTTCTCTACAAAAAGATATTCTTGATTCATGGTTGCAAACTCCCCGCCGAGTCTACAGTGTTATTCACCCTTGAAGATTGATGAGATTGAATAACTCCCGTGTGCATTGCAGAGACTGGCACAATACTCACACTTGTATATAGGTTAAGCATTGTAATTAGAATCAGGCTCCAATGCAATAAAATACTCTAATTCGACATCTGTATTCACAAAGTTTGAGATACCTTTAGAGGATACTGCAACTCGATAGTTCCCATCAAGGACTTTCAAGTTTTCAATTTTGAAGTTCATAGTATAAGTAGAACCATTACCTTCACCTACGATTCTTGAGAATGTATTTGAAGTTGGATTCTTTTTATCTGTCACTTCTAGTTTAATTGTATTACCGTCACTGGATAGAACTAAATCATTCACTCCAAGTACACTTGCAGCTTTCTGTAATTCAGAAAGAAGAGTAGAACTGATTTCAATGTTGATTTCTGCATCAGGCATTGTAATCATTTTATCGGGTGCAGTCACCATACCTTCACTTGCATAGAAATATGCAAGACTTGAATTGTCATCTGCAACGGTTAAACTTGCATCTCCGAATGTAAACTCGGGGTCACTCATAAGAGAAGTTGCACCCAAGAACTCAGGCAAGTTGTATATACTAAAATCTTGAGGGAACGATTCGTCTACCGTAGCCACTGCAAGAATGTTTTTCATATTGGAAATGGTTTCAACCTTGTTTCCAGTTTTCACTCGGATACCCGAGTTTATAGTTGAGAAATTCTTTAAGATATTCCTCGTATCATTACTAATTTTCATCACTTTCAGCCTCCTTTATATGCGTGTCGTGATTATATAAAGCAAGGAATCCATAGTGAATGACTTTAAATAAGTCTGCACGATTGTATCCGTCCTTCTTACCGTATCTTTGAGCATACTTTAAGATATTACCAATACAGAATCCCTCTCCGTGTCCACCGTCCATGATAAATTCAGTTGCCTGAAACTTATCTTTTGAATAGTGTAAATCATATGTTTTGTCTACATAAGAAGAGAACTCCTCTAGGAGTCCCTTCTCGTTGTATTTGTAGTTGATTTCTGACATATCTACTATTTTACTATTAGTAGTCTGTTTCGTCAACAGGGTTTTCGGAAGTTTCTTCAACAGTCTCTTCCTCACCGTTTAGGTTGACACCTTCGTCAACCTTGGTGTAGAGGTCAAGGATAGAATTCCTTGTCTCTTCGTCAAACCTTGAAATGCACATTTCGATTGACTTGAGTTTGTCACCGAACATTCTGTATGCATTCACAATGTGAACCAACCTTCTAGTGGTCACGACATCGTCAATCCCACCTTCGTAGAAAGTTTTTCTGATTACATCAGCCCAGTCAACAAGTTTCTCACAAAAGTCTTGGTCGACTTCACCAGTCAATTCCATTTCTTTAGAAAGAATACTTCTCTCAGTTTTCACTGGAGGATATTCTTGTTGCATTGTGATTGCAAACCTTTCCAACATGGCTTCGTTCATGATTTGAGTTCCAATGAACTTTCCATCTTCGGAACCTTGTCCTTTAGTGTTTGCAGTAGCAAGGATAGTGAAACCTTTTTTAGGAGTCACCCACTCACCAGTTTTCTTGATTAGGTATCCTTTACCTTCAAGAACTGATTGTAAACACATGAGTTTGTTAGAACCCAAGTCAACTTCGTCAAGAAGAAGAACAGCTCCTTTCCTCATAGCTTTGATAACAGGGCCTTCTCTGAAAACAATGTTTCCATTGACAAGAGAATGTCCACCCATTAAATCATCTTCATCAGTCTCAATAGTAATATTGACTCTGTAAAGTTCTCTCTTCAACTGAGCACAAACTTGTTCAACCATCAAGGTTTTACCATTACCACTCAGACCAGTCACAAACACTGGAAAGAAAATCTTTGACTTGATTATGTTCTTGACATCTCTGAAATGTCCAAATGGAACATAGTTTGACATCTTCTCGGGAATGATTTTTACACCCTCGTCAAGAAGATTTACAGACTCAGTTGCAGCCGCAACTGGCATATTAGAAGGGGTTGCAACAGCAGGAACAGGAGCCACTTTGACTTCTGTCTCACCACCGTGAGAATAACCACCATTGTATCCACTGATTACAGCTTGAAGGTTGTACAATAGAGGGCCTTCTGTTTGAGGTTCTTTGAACCCAAACTTGTTATCTTTCATCCATGAAGGGAAATAACCACCCATGGCTTCCTTAATCTCAGTCCTAGTAAATGAGGTCTGAGAACCAAATTTAGAAACCAGTTCGTCCAAAAACTCCGTCCTATCGGGAGTCAGTGAGAACTTGTTTCCGTTTACATCAATAGAATTTGTCATTTAGTCTCCTTTTTCAATCTATAAGTATATTTTACTAAAAAGCTAGGGGCATTGTCAAGGCACTTATTTAAGTGGTTCAAGATATGACCCCATTTTTTTCAAACATTTAATCTCACCTTTTGCATTCTTAGCTGTCAAATACTTCTCACCGTTATTGACCCAAGCTCTGAATGCAAAACATTCTACTTCCTTTTCCTTGCAGTGGTCATAATTATCACAACTATGAAACACGCATGGACTAGGCCCTACATCATTTATTGCATCTGCAAATTTACTCAAATCCGTACTAGGGATTCTCTCGTAATATGCATCGTCTACTCTCAAATGTGGCATTACGCTATCTC